ATACTCTCTGACCATAGTGTCATCCATCATACATCGTTGAATGAACTCTCCTTGTTGCTCTTTAGGTAGTGGCTTCGGAATAGGCATTGTACACTCTTTTAAGTTGGTTTACAATATCTCTGAAGCAAGAAGAGCAGTTGCTTGGTTCTAATCTTACTTTCATTACTCTTGAGTATATCTCTCTTACTCTTGTTACTTCACTTGGTTTGAATGTTTGTTGCTCAAGGATTCGTGTTTCCGTAAGCCAATTAAACTCCTCTTCAGTTAAGCACTCAGGTTGACGATATGGAAACCACTCGTTAAGTTTCTTTTTACGCTCATCACATCCGCAGTCTTCTCCTGCAATAAATTTTACAAGTTTATCAATGCCGGTAGCCTGAGTTATTTGCTCGATGGTATCTCCTAAGCCTTGAGATTTCTTTCTTGGTGTTCGTGTTTTTGTCATTTCTTTTAAATTAAGTTATAATCTTGGTTGTTGTAATCTTCGTAGTCTTCTCCTACGTTATCTTTTAAACGCTCCTTGCAGTTTTTAATCGTGTTGAATATTGATGTTAAACTTATGTTAGTGTCTTTAGCTATGTCTCTCATTGAGAGTTCTCCTTGTTTGTATAGGTTGAATAGCTTTTGATCGTACCAATGCCAATTACTAATCTCGTCTTCTATCTTATCGTAAATGTTTGAGTAGGCTTCGTGTTTTTCTAAGTCAGCTTCATCATAACATTCTTTAACCTCATCAAGTGATACTAAGTTCATTTGGTTTGCCCTCAGGTAATCTACGTGAACTGCTCGGATTGAAAGCCACATATAAAACTTGTTTAAGCTACCGTCATCTTTTACCACTCCGTCAATATAGTTAAGACGTATGATTCTTAGGTATGTTTCTTGTACGATGTCTTCAGACAGTTCTCCTATGCCCATTTTCTTGGCCATTAGTAGCCATTCTTTATGGTTTAGTCCGAGTTTTTGTAGTTTGTCCATTGGTTAAATTCTAAACAAATATAAAACTAATTTCTAATCAAGCAAGAAAATTAAAAAAGCCACCGATTAAAGTGGCTCTAAATTGTTTAAGTAAATCTCTCGTGTAACGTATCTATCTATCTTGTGTAAGGTTGATAAGGTTACGTCTTTTCCGTTTAGAAAGTTGTTCAACTGAAACTGATGCATCTTGTGTCCTTTGGCTTTTATCTCTTGGACTATTTGGTTTCGTGTTTTGACAAATAGGATGCGATTCAGTTGCTTTCTTAAAGCGTCATCGTCAATGTACATATTAGAAGGGTAGGTCATCATCAATACTATCTCCAATTACTGCTCTCTCAGGTGCTACATAAGGCTCAGAAAATGATGCTGAGAAGTAACTTCCGTTCTTACCTTGCTTTACCCATAACGCAACCTCCATTTCTTTACCGTTTACGTTTACCTTTCCTTTGTAGTCAGGATGGTTGTCAGCTTTCTTGTTCGTGTTTTTGAAGATTGCTCCGGTGTTTGTTTTGTTTTCCATTTAAAATATATTAAAAATTACTGATAAAGTTAGTGCTATCAGTATTGCACTTATTAATATCATTGTACCGTATGCAGATAGTTCGTTTCTGCTTTTATCTTGGCGGCTTGGTTTCCATTCTTTTTGTTTCATATCTTTTTGTAGTTATCTGCCGTATCTAGGTAAATTTCCCACTCCTTATCCGTGTAAGTAGACATTACCTTAAATTCGTCTTCTGTTAGTTTATTAGTTCGGTACTTTTCAATTCCTTTTGTGTACTTCAGACGGATAGTAAATGTTCTGTCCCAAGTATTTGGTTTAGCTATTAGTTCGTAACTCATCTTATTCTGATTTAAATGTTACGTTGTAGTATGGTTTGATGATATAATTTTGATTGTGCTTTTGCTCTCAATTGTTCATTTCGTTTAAACTTTTTAATGAACTTTTTACAATCGGCTTGGCTACCTTGAAAGTGAACACTTGATTCATCTTCACTTACTACTTGGTAGACATCATCATACGGGTAGAGGCTTATTAGTTCCATCTTATTCTGATTTAATTAGTTCTTCTGCTATCATTCTTGTTGTCTTGCCTTGTATGTACTTCATAGCACTTGCTTCGGCAACTTGACAAGCAAACTCAATCTTCTGCTCCTTCTCCATTGCTTTGGCTTGGTCTTCACAAAATCTTATAATATTAAAATATACTCCTCTGTGACTATTTAAATCAATGTTTTTTTGTTTTTTACAATATTCAATTATTTTTTCTACTGCTGTCATATTATTCTGATTTATTTAGTTCGTGTTTTACTTGCCTCTCGGTAGCCATCGCTGAATCCTTTGACGTAATGTAGCTCAATTTCTTTCTTAATGCGGCTCAAATAAAGCGTTGCATCCATTAATTCCTCAAGCAAATGGTTTATCCATTGGTCTAACGTTAGGTCTTCTCGGTCTAATGTAGTTCCGTATTTTCTTAGTCCTGTTGCAGAGCGTTCTGCATACTTAGCCATTACGCTTAAAACTACTTTGTCAGTTACTTCTTGGTTCATAGCATTTGAATTAGTGCGTTATAATACTCTCGAGCAAGTTCTATCTTCTCTTTTATTTGCTCAATTACTTGTTCGTCTTTTTGTACGTAGAAAACTTTGACTCTTCGGTTCTTAGGAATGTGTGAAAACTGATGCTTACTCTCTACCTCTTCACGCAAATCTAAGTCCTCGTCAATCTTATGTAGTTTCCAATGTGCTCTACGGATCTCGTCTTCTACCATTTCAAGTGGAGTATCCACAAGGCAGTAACAAAGCATTGATTGTTGCTTTCCTGTTAGCCACATATATCCTTGAAGTTGATAAAAATAGTCCTTGTTAGGAATTTCGGTATCAAAAAACGGAAAAGTAGTAGCATCCCAAGAGCTTTTTACGTCAAGCAATACATCCTCCGTGTTTACGTCAGGTGTGCCGGTTATCCAATCGTTCTCAAAATACTCCTCATTCTTGTAAATAAATTTGACGTCTAAGACATCGTTAACAAGTGAGATGGATTCGTTTTCAACTTGGATGCCTTTGTCCGTGTAACGTGAGCTAAACTCCTTACGGATACCGTATTTATGCTCAAGAACTAACTCGTGAATGTAAGTTTTAGCAGTCTGAGATAAGAATTCGCCTTTAGAGCGAGGTGTAGCCATCATTTTACCGATAGCTGAACACCTAATTTTGAGAGTCTTCATAGAGCGTTAAGAATATCAATTTGACCATCAGTTAATGAGAATGATGCTTCGAGCTTCTCACGTGTGTATTGTCCATTTGAAATGGATGTTACTGCTGCTTGAAATCTCTTAGCGTCAATAGCAGGAAGTTTAGTCTCCTTTCTATCTGAGTTATCTTTTGAGTCGGGATCTGATTCAGTCTCGTCAATCAAGAATAGGCCATTTAGAGCGTATTTACGAGCGTAACTTGATGCAGTTCCTGTACATTGTTCAGATGACATTCCTTTGTGCTCTCCAAGCTCTGCAAATCCGTTTACTGATACGATAGTCTTGTCAATAGAAAGTTGTGCATTTGCTTTTAAAAATAGCTTATTGCCTACTTGAATAATGTCATCAGTCAAAGTTAATGTTGCTCCGTGTTTTTGTAACAACGGTTTAACTGATTCGAGAATCTGCTCTGCACTTCGGTACTTGTATTTACCAAATGAGTTAAAAGAGCCTTTTGGACATTTTAATTCTGCCTGAATTTTTCCTAATTTTTCCATAGCGTGTTATTTTATTTTGTTTGTTTTATATACTCTTGATATTTTTTAATTGAAGCCTCTGCCATTTTTATTCTTCTATCAGAATTTTCATCAGGATTATTAATCATTCTTTGGATAGACTTTTTGTATCTTTCGATTGTCATCTGATAATCTTTAATTAAATCTTCATTTGTTACTACTTCATTTGAGAAATACATAGCGTGTTTTTTAAGTTTTGCGTCATATTGACCTTACAAAGATACTTTATATTTCGATATAAACAATACCCAAGTAAAAAAAAGTTAAATATTTTTATATAAATATCTCTTTTAGCTCTGAATCCCTGTCATAATAAGCCATTAACTCAATGTCATTTACTGAATTTTCTCTTGGTTTACGACCTCCAATGCGTATTTTACCACTAATCAACTCTACTTTTGCATATATAATACCATCAAAACAATCCCAAATGATCACCGGATTAATCTTTTTGTCAACGAGCTTGACTAATTTACGACAAGCTATTGGTAGTGGATATGCTTCAGATATGTTTTTATTTCTACCTTTTACCTCTGCAAATGCAATCAATTCTCCGTCTTTATGTAATGAGAAATCTACATCATTTTCATCCAACTTTATATAAGTCAATCCAAACTTATTGCAGAAAAACTCTATGCACTTTGTTTCACGGTCTAAATCAGCTTTTGTCTCGAACCTCATTTATCTTTTGTTTGTAGGTTTTGATTAATTCTTGTAGCTCATCTGCTGAATACTTCCGTGTTTGATGTGCTTTTTCGTGTAATTGTAGCAATCTATCTGCTCCTATTCGCTTTTCTATTCCGATTTGATAGTTCAGCAGGTTTCCGTGTTTAAATTGATTACAAGCTACGCATTGTCCGTGAACGTTATCCTCGTCAAAAGTGACTGCTTTATGACCTCCTGAGCTAAAATAATGCCCTGCGTCATATTTTGAACCTAACTTTGATTCGCAACTTACACAAGGTTTGTGCTTATCACGTAATCGGATGTACTGATTGAATACCTTTTGAGCTTCTTTCATCCAATCTGAAGTTGTTTTAAGCTCGTTTTTCATTCGAACCTTAGTCTGCTTCCACATTTTCTCTTTTGTCTCTGCTACAAAGGCTCTGATACATTCGTCTTTTAGGCAGTATTTATGATTGAAGCGGATAGGCTCGAACTTCTCTTTGCAAGATTTACAACGTGGCATCAGACAGTAATTGATTCCTCTATCCATTGACGAAAAGCTAACTGCAAATCCACTTGCTCTTTCCATACTTGCTCAGCGTGTGCTTCGTCTATTCGTAGAACTGAACGGTCAGTCTTGTGAATTTCTTGCAGTAGCATATTGGCTTTGTTTTTTAGTCCTTGTCTGAACACGGATTGGTCAGTTAAATCTTCGATGAAGTCTCCTAATACCGGTAGAAAAGCTGCTAATGAAATCAATTTTTGTTCTTTTGTAATCATAATTTTTAGATTTGGTTTTCGATTTTGTTAAACTTTATTTGGTTTTCTAATTCTAATACTTTTTCTTGGAGCTTGATATTTCGTCTTGCTAACTCCGTGTTTTCTCTGCTTATCGCTAATATGTGGTCACTTAGGTCAGTAAATGCCTGATAGGCTTCGAGTAGTTCTAATTCGCTTTGCTTTGCACCATCTATGTAGGGCTTTGCGTTTGGTTTGTCTTTTTGTATTTGCTCTCTTGCTAATCTGATTCGTGTTCTGATAGATTCGAGGTTAGCTTTGGTCTTTATGATTAGTAAGTACAAGTCCATATCTTTAGTTTAAAGTCCGCAATAACCTGAATCGCAATCGTTGAAATCTTCATCAAACAAATCCAACTGCAATTTATGGTTTTTTATTTTTTCGTAAGTAATGCCTTTTTTGAATGTGCATCCGTTTTTTTGCTCCATACGCACAAACCAATCAAACTGCTTTTCGTCTCTTTGGCTCATATGCTTTAAAAATATCTCTGAGCGATGGAAGCATCCTACACAGTTATTCTTGTATGCAAAGCGAACAGGTTTACCTTGCCAAAAGTTCTCAACTGTGTCCTTGTAAATTCCGTCTTCAATTAGCGGAAAGCGTGCGGTTCTATACGGAAGCTCTTTCCATTTGTTACGTCCGTTCTTTTGTCCAACCTTAAACTTAAAACTTTCAATTCCGTCAACTGCTCTTTCAATCATTGTTTTAGCTCTGCTCATTTCATTGGCTCTAAATCCTATTCTCATTTCTACGGGTAATTCCGTGTTATCATAGCACCATTGAGCAATGGGCTTGACTTTCATATCAGTAGTGCAAAACCTTGTCATTTGATTAGGTAGGTAGTTTGTTCCGTTAGCCATTTTGTAGGATTCGATTACCTCGTCAAAGGTGCGTTCAGATAGCCAAATAATCTCTTGACCTATGTACTGCTCTAAGTCAAGCATCGTGTAAATAATAGTATCCTCTTCAAGCGTTCCGATAAACTCGTGTCCTATTCTATCGCTTACAATTTGACGGACTTTAGCATCAGGAAACAATACTTTTGTATCGTCAGTTCTTACCAATGAAAAGATATTGTAGTCAGCAGGGTAATTTGCAGCTATGTAGCTTGATGTTTTACCACCACTTAGTGAGTTTACTGTCTTCATTAGAAAGGCGTTTGGTTTGTAAATCTACTGAAATTATTTTCGTCTATCGTCTTTTGGACTTCTTGAGGTCGGTGTTTAGCTAACGGGTCAACTCCATTTATTGCAAATCCATTTCCGTTATTGAAATCGCAAACAACAGGATAATCTATTGGCGTATGCTTTCCACCTGTCTCCATATCTTTGACTTTTTCTACTTGCACCCAAGTCTTGTATTTGTGCTCAGGATGCTTAATTAATCGGTGTATAACAATCATATCGTCACATCGGTTTAAGAATGCCTTTCCTCCCTCAATATGGTCTTTAAGAGGAGCTTTAAGATGTCCTTTAAGTTCTCCGTCAGGATATAAGTTTGCGTTTCTACCTGATTCAGTATTTGGATGCGTATTTATGTATATAGTCATTCCCGTTTGATTGGCAAATTGTCTTGCTCGGTTCATAAATTCATAGTTACCGGAAAAGCTCATCTCTCTATCAAGTCCTGTAAATGGGTCAATCAATCCAACGTCAGCTCCACTTTCTTTGAACAATGCTAATATCTCGTCAGGTTTGTAAAGTTTTGAGTTATCTATGAACACAAATGACTGCTCTAAAAACGCTAAATCTCCGCTAATTTCTCTATGGCTTAATTTACTGAAGTGCTTACCTCTGTACATTTGTATCATATCTCGTAAGATTTGACCTTTCTGATTCTCTCCTGACCAAATACAAAATGTGAGATTGTGTTTAAGAGCCAATGTAAGAAAGTACCAATTTATCCAATATGTCTTACCAACGTTATCGTGGCCTAAAATGATGTTTAGTTGCTTAGGTTTGAATTTTAAATGCTCATCAAGGAAGCAGTCAAGTCCAAGACCTTGTTTTATTTTACCGTCTTTTACATCAAGTAGGTACTGAAGTGAATCTCCTTGTTTGAGTAGCATATCAATATTTATTTAAGTGAGCTAATATACTATCACTTTCGGTAACTATTGTACGGTCTGCATATTTATCTATGGTCTCAGCTCTGCTAAAGAACTCAGGAGTGCAATACTGATAGTTGTTATCCTTATGGTATTGGTTCTCTTTACAGTTTTTAATTGCGTTGATAATATCTTCTTTCTTATATCCGTCTTTAAGTAGTTTCTTGTAAGCTCGTTTTACCTTGTCAGTAATAACCTTAAAGCTCCTACCAAATGTCTTATTCACGAAGTCAAGCAACGCTTGATAATCTATATTATATATATCACTATCATTAACATTAACATTATCAGCTATTTTTGCTATCGGTTTTATGCGTTTGCTATCGTTTGCTATCGTTTGCCATCTTTTGTTAGCTCCTGCCATACCTGCTTCACTCCTCTTAACTCGCTTCTCCTCAAATAGTTTCAGGTCACGCTTGAGTTGTTGTTTAATAGGTTCAAAAGCGATGTTCACAATCAAGTCATCACTCGTTGGATTTTCGTCACTAACGTAAGCGTAAATGTGTTTGATTAATTTACCTGCTACTTCATCAGGTAGTTTGTTCCATAAGTCCTTTTGGTCAACGTAAAGGATAAACGATTTTTTGTCTTTTGCCATTCTGCGACTTTTAGCAATAAAAAAGCCCATTAAGTTTCGCAGTCGCAGTGCTACTCCTCAATGAGCTTTCAATAATGTCTTTAAATTAGGTCTGCGACACCCGTACAAGTATAACGATTATTTTATCATTTAGTTGCTTTTGTTGAAAACTCTGCGTTTTTTATTTGCTCCTGAAGCTGACATAGCTCAAAGTAGTTTTGGCATTTTAAGACTGCCTCTTCGATTTTACTCAGCTTAGTAATAGACGGAGTAACGTACAAGAAATCTTCAAACTCTACTACATAGGATGAAACGTAGTCTAAGAATACTGCATCCCTTTTGATGCTATTGTATAAGTTCAATCCGTTTATGATTGTAGCGTGACTTCTATTGAATAGTTCTCCGGTCTTTGTTAGTGAGTATCCGTGTTTTTGCATCAAGTGGTAAATAAAAGCTCTCTGATAAACCATCTGCTGAGCTCTGCAACTTGTGTCAAGCTCATCTCTCTTGATCACGTCTTTTACTTTTTCTAATAGTTCCTTTCTCATTGTGGCGTTATTTTAAATTTTCCGTCATTAAATCTTCCTGTCTCAATCAAGTCCATCTTTTTCCAATAGCATAGACTCTTTGATGTGAATATCCACTCTTGTACCGTGACAAGTCCTACGTGGTAACTTAGTTTAAATCTCATAGCTCTTGCATTTTAATTTCACAAATTCGGTTATAAAGGTCAAAGTTAAAGTTTGTCCAATAGCGTTTTAACTGATAGTCTCTAAACAAACCAAGACTCCTCGTCTTCGTCAAAGTGTTCATAGTTGTAGCACTCTTCGCAGAACTCGTGAAATTGTCCATCTCTTGCTGCGTTAAGAAGTTCTGCCATTGCATTTTCTGCTTCGTTGATGGTGAGCTTACTTTCTCTCCATCTTGTAAATTCGATTTTAAACTCATCTCTTTCATTTATTTTGTCATAGTCATAGTGTAGCTCTACCATTCCAATATGCGAATCGTCTTCAGTTCTAAAGATGTTCACGTCTAATAAGCGATTGTAGCTACTTGCATCGCCCTCTTCAAAGTAAAATTTATTTGCCATATTTTCTATTATAAACGCCTTGTGCATATTTAGACCAATCTCCTTTCAACTCGTAGGTTTGTTTTTGAAGTTGGGTATTTTCCGTCATTACGTCAAGTACAGGGGGTGTATTGGTGGAACAAAGCCACACAATAACGGATGCAATCGGTAAAAAGAAAATTAAAATGTGCTTGAAAAAGTCCTTGTCCTCTTGTTCGAGTTCGTGCCATTCGGCTCTTAAATTGTTAAGCGTTTTCATCTTCGATTTTTTGTAAAAGTGTTAATACTGCATTCCATTGTTGAGCTGCTACTCGTGTACTCTTGTCGTTTACTCCGTATGTTTCTCGCAGTTCAGTAAACTCATTATAAAGCTCTGTCTCCTCAGCTTTAATAATCTCTAAAATTCTCTCTTTTGTCATAGTGTTTGTGAATTAGTTATATGCAAATATAGATACTTATTCGTAATTATCAACAATTTGTCTCAACTTTTTTTAAATTTTTTTTCGATTCATTGATTTTACAAGGCTTTCAGAGGCAAAATATTTTTAGCTATATTACATTATTGTAGTGTATAGGTGGCAGAATGTACCACTTTATGTATAATGAAATGTAAAATCTATACACGTTCGGGTACTATTGTATAAGAAATCAGGTTTTTTATACGTAATAAGATATAAAAAACGCTAAATCGGCAAATTTATATGCTATAAGATATAAAAAAAGCCCCCAATTAAGGAGGCTCTTACGCTATGAGTAGTGGTTAGGTGAGCAAATATACTAAAATATATGTGTCAAACGTGCTACTTGGCCAAAATCTTTATGGTGAATGAATCCCTCAACTGCTTTAGGAACGTGTGCGTAACCGTTTCTATGATGCCAAGAGTCAGTTCCTGATGGTGATCTCAAAGATTCTACCGTGACTCCAATGTAATCTTTGCTCGTTTTATGGTGAACGTGATGCGTATAAACGTAGCGATGTTTAGTTTCTGACCATTCAACCGGAAACTCAGTAGCCATTAATAGAGGTAAGTCTTGATGCTTCGCTCCGTCTCCGTGAGTCGTTCCGATAAGGTTCTTTCCGTATTGGAAGCTCTTTCTATGTGCAATAGAGCAGTCAAAAGTAATGTTCTTGCAGTCTTTAAACCAAGTCTGAATAACGTCAGCAAGAAAGAAACCGTGTGTATAATCGTGATTAGAGGGATTGAAAGTAAAATGTACGTCAGCCACGCTGATAAGTTTTTCCAAAATGTCAACATATAGTTTTTTAGCGATTAAGAAATTAGAGTACCACATACCATCGGTGTCTTGAGGTGTTCCTGACGTAGTAGTTCGTCTTGGAGTATCTATGTGCAAGATATCGTTTCCACCTATAAATAGAATCTTATCTATATGAAATCCACTTGCTTTATCTAAAATGCCTTGTACGCCCTCTAAGACACGTTGTACTGCAATTTGATTGTTATATACTTCTCCTACTTCGAATGCATCGCAGAGCTTACCTATGTGGATATCAGCAGGGTCTATGACTAATAAGTGTCCGTCTTTTTGCTCATTTCGTTGCAAATTAGGATACATCGGAACGTGTCTGCTGATTTCATTTAAGATACTCGTGCGAATCTTCTCGTAGTTCTCCTCTTCCTGTTCCTTAAAGTTTGGATTCTTAAAGAATAACGAAGCATTTTTAGATTTAAGCCATCCGTGTTTTACGTCAGCATCGTTTAAGCCCATTCCGTTGGACTCTCTTTTTATCGCTCTATACTGCTCAATGATTTCAAACTCATCTTGCTTTAAGCGAATTCTTGGTATTTTCATAGTGTATATTTAGAGAATTTGAGCAACCATTTGGTGATAAATCCTGCTCCAAATCCTATTACAAAAAGCCAAAGGTTAGGTTTTTTATTTGAATTACGTTCTTTTTTGTACTTAATTACCTCAACTTTTTCAATCAGTCGAAGTGTATCTCTCTTTAGCTTATACTCAATACGTGTCTCAAATCGTGTTTTAGGCACGAAAGAACGCTTGTAACGAATGATTGTATCTTTTTGGACTAATACCTTTTCCCACATAATAGAGTCTCTTAAAACGTACGGAATTGAGTCTATTGAATTTATGGTAATTGTATCAGCAACTTCATCGCATCGGTATCCTTTCTTGATAGCCTTTCTGACGTGGTAATTAGCCGTGCAACTTGTCACAATTATTGTCAAAATTAGTGACAAAATAAGGGTGTAACCTGAAAGTTTTTTCATTTTATAAGGTTATAGCTTTAAAATTCGTTGATTAGGCAGTAAGTGACGAGCTTTTCTCTTTTGAGGAGGCCTATCATTAGCTTATAATTTGATACGTTATTTACTACTTGGCAACCTGCTGACCACCATCCGATGTTAGTTCCTGATGGTTTGCTCAGGTCATATG